GGTAAGGTGTGCCCCTTTGATATAGCACTTCCGAGAACAGAAAGCTCTCGGGTGCTGCTTATGTTGAGACAGACGGCGTTCAAATACCTTGCCGCAGGTTCGGCATTTAACCTTGATCCAGGTGCTTGCAATTCGGCCTTGATGATGGAGTGCGGCGTGAGAACCGACAGACAAGAGTTTAAGGTTTTCCAGTCGATTGTCTGCTCGGTCTTCGTTGATGTGGTGGACATTTTCGCTAGTTCGCAACTTGCGTCCAAGATGCTTCGCCATGATGACACGGTGCTCAAGCTGGAAATTATCGCCGACACGAATTGCAATGTATCCGTCTGAGCGGACAAAGCATCCCGTAAACTGGACCTTTCGTCGGCACTCCATTGAGCAGAAGCGGCAGCCGCGTCTTGCTCGGCTTGGCTTAACCCGAAACTCCTTTTTGCAACACTCGCAGGTAATAACGACCATAACTTAGCCTCCAGGGTTAATAGGTTCTCAACTATTATACCCCGTTCCGTTTCTGCTGTCAACGGTTTTCGAGCACATACAATAATTTCATGGGCCGGCTTCAGCGCAGTCCCCCAGCCGTCCCAGAGTTTGGCGGCTTCGGTGGCGGGGGCTGTGATCTTACATTCTTCCACACCATCGCCATTCCCACCAAAGCCACCACCGTAACACACCGCGCCCTGGCCCATGGTTTTGCTATAGCCAGGCTGCCCAGCCTTACTGCCCACAACTTCCCGCTCGGCCCCCGCCGCCTTGTCGATCGCCTTGCTGATGTTGTGCGACTTGGGAAACCCGCTCCCATAAACCCACATCAGGCAATCGCGAATCTCCCACCCGGCGTCCTCAATGGCACACATCAAGTGGTGGTGAGTTCGGGTCCCGCCAAACGCCAACAACATTGCGCCGGGAAAACAAGCATCACGTATCGCTTCCCAAAACGGCACGCCCGGTACGCCATGATCCCACCCCCACCCCATAAATTTCAGACCGTATGGCGGGTCAGTAACGCAAGCCGTGTACGTTGGTTCTTTCGGTAGCAAATCCAAACAGTCCCCACGCAATAACTTTATGCGATGTTTCATGCGTAGCCTCTTAGCAGATACAATAGGGCGGTTGTGATTGCGGGGCTAGTTGCCACCAAGCCAATGACACCCCCAACAATAGCAGCAACAACCAAAAAAGGCAACAACGCAATAAGAAGGGCATATCTAGCAGCGCACCCAGCAACTGAGATTCCCAATTTTGTATTGAGAACCAAACAACGACTAATTGCAGTTAAAAGTCTGTGTTTCATAATCAACTCTCCTCGTGATAGTTAGAACTAAAGTTACTGTTGTAGGGGTTTATCGCGATGCTGTCCTATACTACTCACCACAACGGCGGGCCGTTTTCCCTGTTGTTGGTTTCTTCGATTACACTTTTTACATAGTCTGTTTCCCGATCCACTGGAAACAAACGACGCACCACAAAGCAAACACGATCGCACAGATTCCATTTTTAGTCTACTCTTCCTTAGTTACAGCCTTAGCCGCTATTTCAAGTATACGTTCTTCTCCTGGATCAGCAACACTTTCTGCACCGCCCAACTGATCCCAAAATTCCTGTCCAACTTGAGTGACACCTATCAGTGCCTCTACCTGGTGTGGCGGAAATAGATTGCGGTGTCGCATGGCCATGTCAATGGCTTGATTTTTGGAAGTCAGCTTTAGCACAGTTTCGATTTCCTCTACTTCCGTACCATCGTCCAATGTGTAACACTTTCGCTTTTGTTTTATCTCATCAATTGCGCGCGTTACATCCTTGGGCAAATCGTTGATGCGTAATCCCTTTTTGACTTCACCGTTTCTGATAAACACACTACCAATCAACCGTCCCTTTTCATCAACGAACTGCCTCCCATCCCTAGTAGCACAAGATGCCAAATGTTTGAGAATCGTTTCGCGGTCAATCTCAAACTTCTTTTGGTCTTTTTTCTCCATGCGAGCCAGGGCACGAATTATCTCAGGATGCAATTTAGGGTCCAACAATTTCTGCGCTGTTTGGCTCGCGCATTTCGCGCTATATCCCGCTCTAATTGCTGCTGCTCCCGGTTTATAATCCAGTGGATATTCCAAAACGAACCTAACTTGTTTATCAGTTAAGTCCCTAAACCCCTTACCTTGTATCTTGCTCTTCAATCTCGCCATGCTTTATAACCCCATGTAATACCCATTAACATATTCCTATTCAGATGTTCACGTCAAAATCACCCACAGAACTATGGAGACTCATGAGGGCAAAGTAGCTTATAAACCTTTCTCAGTATTTCTGCCCGCTGGTTGAAGCGTGCCGCCATCGCTTGCACTTTTGCATCTAACTCGCCCATCGTGAATAGTAATTCCACGTCACCCTCGATCCGAGAAACGTCACCGCCTTCCTCTTCTTTCCCTCTGGTCCACAATTGTATTCTCACACGGGATAAGTCAATCGCCAGCGTTTGGGATTCCTCTAGTCCCAATTTTTTAAGTGCCTCCTCTGCATTGCTTGCCGGAATCGTAATAACTACCCGACCTTTCGATGCAGTTTTCGGTTCTACGGCTTCCTTCAATGCTGGTTTGATGGTGATGTCAGGTTTCGATGGGCCTTTCTTTATTAGATTGATGGCATCTTTCAGTGAGATTACTTCGCATTCTTTTTCTTTTTCATTACCATAAATGCCATTAGGTTTAATAAGCAACCACTGATAATTCAATACAACATTCAAGGCAGAACCTTCCCAACCATGCTCTCTGGCTAACTCAACCAATGCTCGATAGCGTAGACCATCAACACAATCAACTTGCACGTTGTCCATGACCGCTTCCCTTTTGCTTGAGTTCGTTACTACCAAACAGTGCGCAATGCTATCGCCTGCCTTTGCGTCCGCACAATCCACGTCCATACCGCAATGCAAAAGATGCATCATAACCTGATGTCGCAAACGTAACTGCCCGACTTCTTTGCGTAATTCCTTGACTTCTCTGCGCAAGGTTCTATTCTCTTCAATCAGTTCATCGGTTGCATCCTTCAAAATTGTCTCCGGCGACGTAGGCGGGATACGATGATCAACGACCGGGTAGCAATCGGAAAACTCAGACAGCCCAAAACTAGCTTGCGCCGCTTTGGCAGCATTTATCATACAATCGTAATCGCCCATAACTCACACTCCTCAAAAAAGTGAAAAAACTTGGTTTGTCAGGTCTAGTCTGCTATGCCCATCACTCACCTCCCGCCGCGTCGTCGGCTTCCACAATAATGAGTCCCGTCCCGCCACACGCCTTGCAGGGATACGGTGCAGCCTGCGAGTCCACCCATGTCTGCTGATCCCCCGCTATTCCTGGTGGGCGTGAGACGAGGCCCGTTCCATCGCATACTGGGCATTTATGAATCGTGTCCATTGGTTCCTCCTGCCGCGTCTGTGGCTTCTGGATACCCATTCCACTCTCGACCGTCGAGCAAGCGCCCGGCGGCTTGTCTATGATGGCATGAAGATCATCATTTGCCGCCTCCGTGCCAAGTAGCGACTGCGTAACGGCCCATGCCGCTTGAGATGCCTGGTTTGGTAGGGAATCCTTCCACGGATAGTCCGGACATACTTCCCGGCTTTGTTTCAACGCATTTGCGATGTCGGCCTTCAGTCGCTTAATTTCGACAACGCCAGCCTCGATAGCCGCGAATGCGTTGTCGAGTTTCGCATCATGCCTAGGCAACTCGCCAGCAAGTGCCAATAGGCGGTCGCCGACAATTACTGCTAGATCGTCGGCCCAAATTGCAAGTGTCGCGGCCGCATACTCGCGAATCGTAGCTACTGCGTTTTCGAGTTCGTTTTTATCCACGGTTTCTCCCCCTCGGTTTAGCTTGGTCAAAACAGCACCTCTTGACGTAATCGGTTCGTCAGGCATCGTCTTCGTCCTCGTCCTCGGGGTCTGGGTAATGGTCGTCGCGCTCGTCCCATTCACAGAACATTTGCTCCCCGCATTTCGGGCAAGCCTTCTCTGTCTCGGAACCGCGAAACTCTTCAAAATACCCGCACTCGCAAACCCAGTCTGCGCAGCTCATAACTTATTCAGTCGCTAGTTGGTTGTTCTCGATGCTCATGCCAGCTAACCTCAGTTTTTCCTGTTTCTCGTGGGAGAGGATCATCGTTACCAGCCGGCCCCCGCTCGAAAGAAAAGCAACATCAATTCCGATCAGTGATATGGTTGGCGTTCCTGCGGCGTCTTCGTGCATGAGGGTTTCCACAAACTCCGGTTCGCCCGACTGAATTAGTTTGTATGTGGGCATGTCAGTTCTCCTTGTTTGGTTCAACTTGTTCTGTAAACCACTGCTTACGCAGCGAGTACACTTCTCCAGCTTCGCTTTGCATCTGTTGGTTGTTGACGAGTGCTGGTAGGGCGTAGATAACAGCCGCTTGCCTTGTAGTCGGGGTAAGGACATACACAACCGATATAAAGATCAATAACGGGAAGCAAATATTTAGCTTACGGGAAATCACACGAGCAAGGGTCTTGTTGGATATATCTTCTTTCTCTCTTTCTTTTTCATCACGTTGCGAACTTGGAACTTGACACACTGCTAGGCAAATGGCCCCAATTCCTATGGCGATATAGCCAAATATCTGGACAGTGATCATTATGCCATGGATTGTATCCAGCCGCAAAATCCAGTACAGCGTCCACGGTGAAATTAGTTCGGTTTCCATTTCAGTTCTCCTTGGTTAGTTGGTTACGGGTGAAACTCTCCTATGATTCGATTTGCAACTGCATCCAATGTTGCTTTGATTCGTATTTGCCTTTGCATGGCGGTCACGATAGTGCAGGCATTTCGCACTGTAAAACCCGATCGTCCTACTTGACCCATGACGTGGTGGATCAACTCCAACACACGGTCCCCTGTATATCGGTAAATATGCCACTCGTTCCCTTTTCTGGCACGAATTTCAAAAATATATTGGCCTGCATTCATTATAGCTTTCCCCTACAAAACCCCCGTAAACTCCGCATAAACTCCGTGAATCTCTCCGGAAACCGCAAAATTGCGCCTTTGCAACGTATGGGCGCGGTCTCAAAATAGTGTATAATGGCTCATGCGGAGGTCTACTTACGTAATACTACGTAGTAGTATTATAGTAGAGAGTCAATGCGTGATTGGTATACCTCTACCGTCACGGCTTTAACGATAGTCTAGGCATCTGGTTCTACCACGTCTTTATACAATTGGTGCATACGGGTTGTTAATCTCCACCGTGCCTTGCTTGTGATCCCTTTGGCCTTTGCGCTAAACAGTTCCACTACCCCGATCTGTTTTAGGAACCGCAACATACCGCGTGTTTTCTCTTCCGTGCGGTTAGTGAATAGACTCAATCCCCGCACTTCTCTTCCATCGCGGCCGGCAGTATACAAATGTGCCGCAATATCCAACGTCTGTCCACGGCTGGTATCCATCGCCACTTGCGTAGTGCGTCGCATCACTTCTTGATTTATCTGGTCGCAATTTAACACCAACGCCAAACATGCGGCCAATCGTACATGCTGGCTTACCAACCGGGCACCAAATTCACGTTCAGCGTTTTCTTCCTGGTGTTGGCTGGGTCTTGCTCGCATATGCGCAACAAACTTTCCCAATTTGGTGCATTGTCGCATCGCCCACGGTGGGTAATCAATTGTCGATAGCTTACCAATGGCGTTCTCCCGCAAGTATGCAACGTAACCCCCGGTTAGTTGCATCGCTTTAGCCAGTTCTGGTTCGTATTGAGTTTCGGCTTTACCGTCGGACTCGTACACCAAATTGCGACTCGCACGGTTCGCCACTCGCCACAGCACCTCGTCCTCCAACTCATCATCAATACCATCCATAATAACACAGTCCAAGAAACGCTCGCCCAACTCGCTGCTATCAATTGCTCTCAACGAACTCGTACCACACAGCAACCACGTCATCCGAATTCCACTGTAATCCTTGCTCATTGCGTTACGGTAGTGGGTGCGGCAGGTGCTATCGTACAAGTCTCGCGCCTCTGCTAAAATCTGCGACAAGTTGGGACTTTGCAATAGCGTATCGCCATCTTTTGTCACGAGCGTCTTATCTCGAATTGTCGGAATTAAACTGTGGTCCTGTTCTTCATCGCCACCATCCGACTTATACCCACTGTGGAATCCCCGGATCGTACTTTTTGCAACCACGTACTCCCGATTAACACTGATCGCCTCACATAGAGTCGATTTTCCGCAGTTGTGATGAAACACACCATTCGCCCAATAGTTCTGCGTCTCCGGTACATGGAAATCGTAATAGGGCTTTTCACCGCAAGCCTTTACAGAGATAACCTTATCTGTTAGAGTAATAGGGCCGTACCGTTTACTTTCCCTAAAAATTGGAGTATGCCATGAAACCATGGAGCCAGAAAAAGATCGACCTGTGCGTACACCTCTATTCACAGGGATTTTCTCAAGACCAGGTTGCAAAGGAGTTGAAGGCCGGACAGGCCCATGTGTGCAAAATTCTGAAACAGCAAGGGATTGCTTGTCGGTTTGCCCCTTGGACGAAAGAGCGAATCCAGCGGATGGTTGGCTTCTATCGATCTGGATTGTCTGTGGCAAAGACAGCACAGAAGATGCACGCAAACCGCCACACCGTCCGTAAGTATCTTCAACAGACCGGAATTCCGATTCTGTTCTACTTCGAGGCAACCGGCAAGGTAGAACAGAATCCAAACTGGAAGGGTGGACGCCATGTTGGTGAGTATGTCTACGTCCGCTATCCAGACCATCCACACTGTAAGCGGTGCGGTTACATCCTAGAACACCGCTTAGTAATGGAAAAGCATCTTGGAAGACACCTCCGCCCTGGGGAAGTAGTTCACCATTGTAATGGGAAGAAGCATGACAACCGCATTGATAACCTCGAACTCTTTGCGACGAACGGGGAGCATCTTGCTGCCGAGCTAAAAGGCCGCTGCCCGAAATGGACGGAAGACGGTAGAAAGCGAATTGCCGCAGCGCATCGCAAATGGTGCCGACAGCAACGTAAGAAGAGCCGTTCCAAAAGCGGTGGCCGCCGGTAACTCGAATGCTCCTGCCGGATGCAAACACCACATCGTACATCAGTGCGGGTTTATACCTTTGCGGCGGCATTGCTTGGGTAATACCTATCTCTCCCTTAAATTGCGTGTAGACAAAAAATTTCTTACCATCTTTCCACCGCTCTGCAACTGTTTTTGTACTCCCATTCGTAGGGTCATGGATTGGGATATCCCCATCCAAACAAGCCGCTGGTCCAATCACTTTGATCCATAACTGGTCGCCGACGCTCTTTGTGGATGCAACCGATGCCAACATGACACTCAATGCGTGATCCAATCCCGGCGTCCATTTCAGTGCTTTGCGCCACGCCGTAACCAACGTTCGGTACTCCCGGCAGTCCACACATTCCATATACGCCTCGCCGTTGCTACTCGTAGATTTATCGGACACAGGGGCGTCCCCGTTTAGCCACTCTTTAGGTATAGGAGATAAATACCGCAATAGCCTCTCCAATCCCTCCAGGCGACCGCACAGAGGCTTCTGTGGGCTTGCTACAGCGGGCAATCGAACCGCTTCAGACAACTTTGGCAATGTAGTATCCTCTTTTCTAGGTGCTTAGTAAATCTCGCACGTCTGCTCCGTTTGGTAACTCTGGATCAAATCCTCGATTGCCCCACGCCAAATAGCAAATCTCGTTCGGCGGAATCTTAGCGCCGTTCAAAATGCGGGCAACGCGACGCATGCCTCGCATTCCAGGTGGCAGCTTCGTATCGGTTTTGGTCTGCGGGTGGTCGTTATCGTACATCAAATTAACTGTCTTCTTTGCAAATAGCCCGGTCCACTCGTCTTTGAATGTTGAGCAACCCGGCACTGCCAATACACTTGCTTCAGCGTACAAACAATTATCGTGACTGGCCGTCACTACCAGGTTGCCATCGTCGTTGCGTTTGCACTGCCGCAAAACTTCCCACAACGCCATTCCGTCCCACGGTCCCTCACACAGGTACACTACCGGTTTAGATAATTTGTAGAGGTTGACGCCGTGCAGTTGGTGGCCCAGTGTGGGCGTCGGTAACAAACGCATCCCTTTCTTTGTTTCCATGTATTGATATAACTGATTGAGTGCCCCGTTGGCTCCATACCCCGGCACCAGCCAGTTACCCGACACCACGGATCGAGTGATGCCCCATTGCAGCACTGTGTCGAGGTTCAGAAATCTCCGCTCCGCTGCCAGCCGTTTGTAGTTGGCTGTCCCCGTTTGCTTCTCGCTCTGCTCCCATAGTCGTCGTATGAACACCAAGCTGTTGCCGTGTTCGCTGCAAGACCAGCACTTAAATTTACTGGTTGCAACTTCTACACTGAACTTGCCCTCGCGATCGCAAAATGGGCAGTCGCCAACGGCCTGACCATCTTCACCTTGTTGGAGCGATACGCCGTGAAATAAGTATGGTCTAATTCCGTCCGGTGGTTTGCGTCGTAGATTTGGCATTAGTAGCATCAATTGTTATTGGGGAAAATAAGCTCACGCAGTAGCACTATGGTTATTATACCTGCTACGTTTTGTCAGCACTGGTTGGGCCATCATCCACCTCGAATTCGGGTAACACACACCACGACCCCACACCGCCTTGAGTTTCATTGCCTGTTACAAGTAGACGAGCAACCTTTGCCGGTTGTTCGATGTGGTAACCTGATGCAGCCATAGCCTCTTTTACCGTTTTGCAGTTTTTAGATACTTTGTACGGTTCCTTTGCCCTGTGGAATTTGAAGTGCATCAAAAAGGTTTTTCATGCTTCCGGTTAGATGTGGAACGGGATCGTCTGCAAACTGGTGGAGCGCGTTCCATCGTGCCGGAAACAGCAACGCTTCGCCGCCCGCTCGCACAAACTTATCTACATTGCTCCGGTTGTCATCAATTAGCACGGTCTGCCCGTTGCCAGCCAATAGATGCTTGTGCCCGGTTAAAATAAATCGATCAAAGTCTTGCCCAAAGAATTCCTGCAACCATTTGACTTTGCCCGAGTAAGAACTGGAATGGTGTGATGGTGTCGTTGCAATGTACCAATCCACCCCAGTCACCGTTTCAATGGTAACAAGCAAGTGCAGTATATCGTGTATCCACGGTAGCGGCTCCAATTGCAGCCAAAACTGCTCTCCCGTCTCGTTGATGGGTTGCCAGAACTCGTCTAGAGTTAATCCCATCGGTTCAGCAATCTCGTACTGTCCCGGTGGCCACACCTGGACTAGCTGATCGTGGGTCCATCCGTGTGCTTTTGCTGCCCCACCCACGAAATCCACCAAGACTCCATCCATATCGAGTAGTATGCGCATAATCTGCTTTCCTGAATAATCATATAGTTGGGTTTACTTTTTACCGATACTATTTATAATGAAAGTGTTGGTTGGAACACCCAACCGTAACTTTTCCCACTTTTAGGAGCGAAACGATGCCCGTGCGTAAATCCAGAGGTAGAAAGTATCCCAAACCCTTTGCAGTTCTGAGAACTAAACAGGAAAAAGGGGGACCACTCACTGTTCAAAACTGCAAAGACTTGATTGGTTGGACCGAAGAACCCCCAGATACAGACTGGGGAAAGGAATTTGTCCTTAAGGACGTGTTCGGAAAGAAAATTAGGCTTGCGAAAAATCCGAGTAACCGCCCTTTCAAACGACCGCTCGCCAATCGCTACGCAAACGAACACATTCGAGATAAATGGTCTGTCAATCTCGAAACGGTTGTCGTTTCGGATACCGACCACGTTCTCCAAGGGCAACACCGCTTGGTCGGACTCATTTTGGCAGACCAACTTCGGCAAATCGACTCCAAACAGTGGGGAAAAACTCCCCTTGTCTACGAGACTCTTATCGGTTACGGCGCGTCGTCTACGCCCAAAAATGCAGACACTTATGATCTCGGAGCCAAACGTACCCTGAGTGACGTGCTTTATCGCCGCCAGAAGTTTGGCAAGGGCGTGTCTGATAAAAAGCAAAGGGGCGTTTCTAAGATTCTCTCCGGGGCAGTTAGGCTCGTATGGCTCCGTGTTGGAGGCAAGCTGGTATCTTTTGCTCCACACTTTCCACACTCCGAGGCTCTCGAATTCTACGGGCAACATCCCGAGATTCTTACAGCGGTCACAACTATTGTCCAACTCGATGACGGTGAGGAAGGAAATGAAAAGTGTATCTCCTCTCTTATCAGTCTCAGCTACGCCGCTGGTCTTATGTATTTGATGGAGTCTGCGGTAGACAGCAAAACAGCGGTTGCTTTTTGGGAAGCCTTCGCTTCCGGCGAGGGTCTTAAGAAGGGTAGTCCCATCCTCTCCCTCCGCCAATTGCTTGTCCGCATGGACGCATCCAGCAGCAGCAAACGGGATCAGATTATTGGTGCTGTCATCAAAGCCTGGCTTCTCTTCGTCAAAAACAAGAGTGGTGTAACCAAAGACATCAGGGTTGCTCGCAAAAAGGATGGGGACAAGTTTGTCTCCTCGGAGTTTCCCCGGATCGGTGGACTTGACAGCCCCGTGGAATTGGAAGTTGGACTCACACAACACCAGCTTCTGGTTCTCAGCGCTCTCAGGAGTTCCGGCAAGGAATCCACTTACAAATACCTTACGGAAAACACGGGGCTCCAAATTGGCACGCTCGCCAATGCGATCATGGAAGAAACCAAGCGAGGAAAACAGAATCCGCACAGCCTTGTCTCCCGTAAATTGGTTGCAGTCTCCCAATACGAACCCCAGGAAGGGGAAACCACGGCACCCTACAATTTCCAAATCACTGTCAAAGGCAAAAGTATTTAGCCACTGCCAACCCAAAAACTCCCAAGAGCCTGGCTTACCCCCAGGCTCTCTTTTTAGACTTTGGGAATACCCACTCGCTGGCGTTGTAAACCCCTAGTGTTTTGCCGAGTACTCAGCGATCAACTTTGCGATACACTACCGAGCGTTCAATGATCAATTCCATTCCATACCCGGGATCCTCTACCCAACCCCGCTTACACCCCGGCTTTACAACCGGCCACTCAATTATTTTTTGCTCCAAGTCTAAGAGCAAGGTCTTGCTCCAAACGAAGGTCCAGGGTAGCAACTTGCAAACGTCGAGAAAGTCGGTAAGCGACGGTTGTTTCTCGAACCGAAATATATGCTCACCACCTACCCCGCCGGTCTGCTGAACAACCAAATCCCAAGTATCTATCCTGACCCATTCCCGTCGTGTGGAAGTATTCATACGCTCACTCCTTCGCTCCAAGTTTCTGTTTCACTGCATCTTCAATTTTTATGTCCACTTTTTAACTTTCACACCGCTTCCCCTTCTCCCCAGGTTTTTGCGTGGTAATCAATACTCACCGGCGTTGTAACATCGATACCGTCGCCCCCTTGCTCCATTAGATGTCGCAGCCGTCTGACCTTCGGAAGATTTGATTTGGGTGCCCGGCCCTTGGGAAAATCAAAAACCAACTCGTCATGCACTTGCATAATCATATGATACCCAAATGATCCAGACTTTGCGTTTAACTCGTCAAGGTAGGCTTGGCATCGAATCATTGCTTTCATCATCCACCACATTGCCGTGCCTGATACATGGTAGTTCAATGGCACGGTGGGCAGTATGCTGCCCCACTTGGTCCGAGTACACAACAGAGGGTAACCGTGGCTGGGGTCTACTGTCTTGTCTGGTATCGTCTCCACATAACCTTGACGGCTGGCCAAGTCGATCATGCGGTCACCCAATGCTTTGATTTTTTTGAATCGCCCTTGAATCCTCTGTTGTGCTCCCGGTACGTGGTAAGCACGGTCGGCAGTTCCACTTGTTGGCATTGCCCCGTACTGCACCGCAAAATTACCATTCTTCGTCCATTGATACCAACTACTGGCAAATACCTTCTTGCAGTTCATACCGTGCTCGGCAAACCTTTTGGGATGCAACGTGTCAAAAATCAACATATGGTAGCTACCGTAGTACGGCGGATCGTTCTGCCGTTCAAACAGATCAACCATTTCCGGCTCGCCGACTTCGTAAGCTGGAATCCGCAACTCAATGTTTTTGGCATCGCACGACCACCACTCCCTTCCCGGCGATGGCCCAAAACAATACCGCAAATTAAATCCTTCCTGCTTGCTAATGTTTTGTTGGTTTGGGTTTTGACTACTCCACCGCAACGTATCAGTCCCAGTTGGATTCAGCGACGGGTGAAGCACGTACCAGATTTGTCGTTTGCGCGGGTGTCGGTACAACGGCAACCAGAATCGACGGTACAACTTCATGTACGAAATTGCTGTTGCCCGTTTGCGGTATGCCCTAAGGTTTTTGACGAAAGTGTATGCCTTGCTCCTCCGTGGCAGACTAATCAGCCAACTCTCAAGAACCTCCTTGTCCATGCTGGCAGCACCCTTCTTTGTTTTCTTGGTGGACTGCAAATCAAATTTGTCGAACACCACCGACCTCAGTGCGTTGCTTACCCCGGTAACAGGCAATTTCTTGATTTCGCCATCTGCTGCCCCAACGCAAACTTTGTGACAATAGTTCGCTTCTGCCGTGTAGCTCTGCTCCAACTCTTTCAGCCGCTCCCCACTAATTGAAACGCCGTGGTTTTGCATTTGGTACACTATCGGCAGCACCTTTAGCCGTTCCAAATAGATGTCCCACAATCCCCGTTCTTCCAACAATTCTCTTTGACGTTGAAACAGTGCAATCGTCGTGGAGCTATCGCTGTTTGCATACTCACTGGTCACAGTCCAATAAGGGTCACTCTTGCTGCGTTTCTCCACCTGAGCTACAGCGCGGGGCAACCACATATCGTATTTCCACGGTGTACCTTTTGCGCTAGGCATCTCCGACAAATCCTTGCTTGCAATCCTCCACGGATATTTGGGGTGTTTGCCTTGGCACAGACGCCGGCACTCGGTAGTCGCCTTCTTTACCGCATCTTCGTATGGCTGCACATTAACACCAAGATAAATCAAAACCATCGTCGTTAGATTATGGGGTTGGTTGCTCGCCAGCAAGTGCCCAGCCAATAACGTGTCGTACACTTTGCCCCAGTCCCAATGCAACCGTCCCAAAAATGTCTTCTGCAAAGCGGTCACGTCAAACTTGGCGTTCTGCAGTACGATGTGGTCGGCATCGTCAATGACTTGCTGGATGTCTCCCAAATCCCCGTACACAACATCGGGAGTTCTGGTCAACGGGTCAACGTCCCATTCCCACCACGTATTGTTCTGCTGCTCGTCGCACGTCGTCACCAAATATGGCTGCGCGCCGTGGTGCAAATCCAATCCAATGGTTTCGGTGTCAAGTGATATCATTTTGAAATGCCTTGTTCCATTGTTCGAGGGTTTTGTATTTTGGTGGGTGTTCTCTCCCATTTAATACCAACCGCCAGTCAGCCCAATCGACCGTTGGACCAACATCAACTTCTTTGGTCAATCCTGCTTCTTGCAACACTCGATCACCGTGCTGAATGATTGCTGCGTACTTTGCTTGGGAAACTTTACCCTCATCCAACAATGCAGCCAGCCTACCGCTATGAATGTAGTTATGGCAGCAGTGGCACAGCGGGACAGCCTCTAAGTATTTCATCTTACCAAGCAGGTAATCAATTTCGTAGACCTCGTGCGCTTCTAACCACTGCCGGTATTTTGCTTTCAGTTTGTGGACTCCGCACGCCGCGCAATGGTAGTTTGTTGTGCGGTAGGCAGATTGTCGAGTTGCTTCCCACCACGCTCTCCCTAATATAACTCGCGGCGCAAGTCCGTGCATTGGTTGGGGGATGTTTTGGCACAATAATATCTCTGGTCGCCGCTGCCAATCCGGCTTTGGTCGCCGTGGTTTTCGTTCCATTGCATCTCGGATTTTACTGGTGAGACCCACAGGCTATTTCTCCAAGACAACAAGTAAATCCAGCACCAACCTGTTGTACTGGCAGCATACATTGCCGCTATCCAATTCCCATTACATAAGGATAGCAGACATCCAGCCATGGAAATAACAGAAGTAATGCCCGCCAAAATGTTCATTCCTATTCTCCTTGGTTATTCTTCGGGTACAATTTGGCCCGTCTCGTCGATCCCGAGACCAAGTTCCATCAGAATCGCCTGTTCGGCCTGAGTCAAACGAACCCGGATCAAGCAATGCGTTCCTTTCGGGTTTGGATTGTCATTCATCTACTGTCTTCAGGTCGGCCAACTTTTCCGGCCAAGACTCGTCGCTATCCTCTACCGTTACCCCGCGCAGCATCACGGGCTTATCGTCTGCGGCGTCGATAAGGTCGCTTGCAAAGATCGTATTGCCCTCGATGGGGTGCAATCTGCCGTCAACATAGATCGCCTCGCTACCAGACGGGTCAATCACTGCAACTATTGTTTTCATGGCCAAATTCTTTCGGGTTTGGGTTTGGGTTTGGGTTTGGGTTTTAGCGTGCGCCGCGGACTCAACACAGTCCTGTCCAGCAGCACAGTCAGACCTATCGCGGCGGCAAGGCAAATCCAGAATTCCATCACTCATCCCCCTCGTACAGCATCAACTCGGCTTCGTCGATTAGGCTGAGGCCAACGTCTGACACCGTGCCGGGATAATAATCCTGCTCGCCTACCTCGGCTGTCAGGCATCGCCATGATGTTGGCAGCCGGCGGAGGATACGACAGTAGTAAGCCACACTTGCGATGCTGTCCACCAGTTGCGCCTGCATGGCGACCACAGCCAGCCGCATGGGTTCGCCGTTATCCTTTGACTGCTGCTGCAACTTGTGGTGTGCCTTGAGTATTACGATGTCGTGGGGGGCAAACTTGTGCATGACTTGCGTAGTGTTCATGGCTTCTCCTCCCGCATGACTGTCCACTCACGACAACCGGGACATTAGTGGACGCTGGCGATTTCTTTTGGTGCTTGAGTCGTTTCCGCCGCTTCGCGTTGCAGTAATCTCTCGGTAACGCCGCATTGTTTGTAGTTCTCACGCCATCGCTCTGCCGCCGCCTTCCAGCCGGATGCCTCAGATGCCGAGTTCCAGCCGCCGTAGACATTGGCGATGATACCCCAAGCCGTTTCGGCAAGGTCTTCAAGGGCAGTCACGGCACTATGTTCCTTTATTTCGACAAGATCGAACCCGAGATTCTTAAGTACCTCAGCCTCCAGCCTGTTGCTGCACGTTTCGCACAGCGGGCCAATTTCGCCATCGAGCCAGTAAATACTGTCGTCCGCTGGTCCGGCCTTTCCGGTGAAGCAGTCACAAATCGCACAGTGTTCATAATGCTCGTTAGTCATGGTTTTTCCTTTGCGGCTTCTGCAGCTTCTGCGGCTTCAACAGATTGCCGATTGATTATCCATATGCTCTTTTCCTTTCGTGTTCAGTTGTTCATCGACAATCGCCGCCACTTGGCCACAGTGGATTCTTCCGGGCTGACCATCACTGAGCCACGTACCGGATATTGTCGTACCCGTGCAACTGGGGTCGCAACAGAACCCGTCCTCACATAGGAATAGGTGGTCCTGCCGGGAGTCGAACCCGGACCTCGTAAATGACAGTCGGACTTGTCGGCGTGCAACCGCCGCCTGAGACCCCAGCCTACGCCGATTCAATTCCCATTGCCGGCTAGGAGCGTTTACCAATTCCGCCACAGGACCAAAACACGGACCTCTCATCCGCTCGTAGGTTACTGTTGTTGTCTGGAGAATGCTAAACCTATAAGTAGTTTCTCAGTGGCTCCGGCAGGAATCGAACCTACAAAACGTCGATCTCCATTCGTCTTTCGACGCCAGGAGTGGCTACAACGTGCGATTATCCTTTATCGCAACAGAACCAAAATAGGGCCATCCTTGGCCCCACCCAAGAAGAATCCAATCACGCTTGCATTCCAGGCTAAGCGTCTAGCAGCTTATCCCAAGCAACGGCCTTGTAAATCTTACCATCGGCAAGGTTCTTGAGGTTGCACGTCTGCTTGCCGGCAAACACCGCCGTAACCTCACACTCCACTGCTTTGCGGGCGCGTGGCGGTTTGAACTGGTAGACCTCGCCTTTTTGCGGGTCTTCGCTACCATCGTCCTCATCCTCCTCTTCTCCGGATTCGGTGTCTCCGTTTGCCTCGACGATTGCACTGGCCACACTGGTCCACGACTCGTGCGCCTCATGGTCAATGTCCAAAACAGTTGCTCTATTGGCCAGTTGCGCTTGAGCATCGTCGTCGCCACCATCGGCGGCTTTGGCAAGGGAGTCCAGGTCATCGACGGTGGTAGGAACGTCGTCGGTGGCAACGGTGTCGTCGTCGGTGCCGTCGGTTTTATCAACTACATCGTCCTGCTCGTCCCCATCGTCTTGGTACTCGCAGGCCCCTCGCCAATCGTGGTTCACCAAAGGCTCGCGACCGGCGTATGGCCCTTCCGTCTGCTTTTGTCCTTGCCAGGTGCGGAAGCGGAAGTGCGGCTGCTCTTCTTTGATCGCCGCTGCCATGTCTTCCAGGTCGTCGATACCTGCACCACCGGTATCGACACCCAGTTTACGCATTTCGTTGAGAACCCACTCCAGGTGGGCGTCAACGTCCGGTCGGCTGCGGGTCGGCGTATCGCAGACTGGCTCCATAATCTGAGTGCGAAGCCCTTGGATGGGAACGCCGCTGGACTCCGCAGGTTGCTTGACAATCCCGGCGGCAAGGAAGTAGTATTCTCCCGTGTTGTCGCCGCTCTTGTACTTGTCGAATTTGCATTCGGTCAGTTGGGCGATTCCGCCCTCAATCCCTCCGGGCAAATCGGCACCGGCACCATACGTCGTTTGATCGGCCTTGTGGGCGGTGACGGCCTTACGCCCCGTCGCTCCCAACTTACCGGCCAAACCGCTCTTTCCTACTGATCTTGGCATAGCATTTTTACCTCTCTAAAAGTGAGTAGTGACTGACACAAAACTTGCTGCGGTTTATTTGGTAGTGTTAGGAACCCTCCTTTTTGGTTTGATCGATGGTATCGTACACTTCGCGGCGATGGACCGGTACTTCCTTCGGGGCTTCAATCCCCAAACGCACCGTGCCAGGACGAATATCCACGACGACGATAATAATGTTGTCGTTGATAACAATGCTCTCGTTCTGTTTTCGCGATAAAACTAACATCACTCATCCCTTTTGTGAAATAACTTGATTTTTGTAACTCTACCTTTACCCTTGTATAATGTGATAGATTTTATCGAAGTCCGGGTCAATAATCACTTCCGGCAACGGCGATCCTTTGGGCACGCGAAATTTTGTCGTGTATACTGGGTTGGGTGCGGTCCTCAAACAGTATTCTACCGCGCTGGTTTTCTGCTGAGTGCGTACGACCTTTTTGCCAATTTTGGTTTTCTTTTCAATTACGGCTGACCTAATAAATGTTTGGGCAATATAGTCACAAGCGGGGTTCAGCCACCCGGTTATGCTCGGTGTCAATGCACTTGCAACAAACGGCATTAACAACTCGCCTTCCCCTTCCGTATTGAACTCTCGCTCCTGCGCTAAAATCACAACATTGCATTGCAGAGACAACAGCGCTCGCAACCGCTCTTTGGTTTGCAGTGAACACTGTCCATACTGCTCGCGGCTAGCCATGCCCCACGATTTTTGTGCCGGTAATTCATCCAAGCCTAAAATCTCTTTCAAAATCAAATCTTGAAGGCCGCTGGCACTATCTAACACACATGTTTTGTACGCCCCGGTTGTCAAATGCTCAGTAACCTCAGTCAATTCCTGACTGTTGTAGACGCGAACAAAATCCACGCCCTTGACGTTATGCACCGATTTTGTTCCGTCCTCCGTACCGATCAGCAACAGCGGTTTGGGGAAAGTACAAGCCAGCGTTGTTTTGCCTGTACCACTACGACCGTAGATGTTCATTCTTATAATCGCGTCACCAAGGCCGATAGGCGCAATTCGACCAACTACGCCCTTACGTTTTGTCTTCAAGTTCCGTTGTGGTTTTGTATTCTGTTTCTTTACCGTGGGCATTCTTCTTTTCCCTTAGTTTTGCTGTTTGGATTGGCTTGCAAACTCCTTGCACGCTTTGAGATGTCCAGCGGCTGCACAACCAGCTTTATTGTAACCCAACATATACAGTTCCGGGAATATAATTTTAGGCAAGCCACAACCACATTCTTCGATTCTACACCGTTCACCGGCAAGAAACACCATTGTTTCATATTTGCGGCCTGCCCCAATGTCTTTGCCGGGATAATTATTTTTCACCCAGGCGGTGTCAATTTGCTCGCTTCCTTGACTGTGCTTCGCATGCACATACTCGCCGACTGTGGAAATTAAATATTTACCAACTTTCGTACATAGGTGAAACCGGCACCAACGCCCGCAAATGAAGTGTCCATGGTTTCCAAACCACTCCCATTCAGTCTGCGGTATTGCTTTTGTTGTCATCATTTACTTCTGTGAGTTTTCGATGTTGAAGATAAAATTCTTCCAAATCTGCCACAAGGTCACTCAGCGTAAGGCAGTCGTCTATCAGCATTGTTCCGACACCATGCACATCTTCCAACGCATTGACAACCACTCGCCAAATTTTATACGTCGGCGATTTAGGGATTAGCATTGTTCCTTTACCCCTTTTCCTTGGGGGTGTTTGACAAAATTACAGTGTCGTGAAGATTTGCTGAAAAAATGATTGTGCCATCTGGCCCTTTTAATGCGCGGTATCTAAATCCATCAAGAATTACTATTTTGTCGCCGACCACGGCGCGCATTGTTTTAGCTAGGAGTGCTTCAGTTGATTCGACCGTCCTCCCAACATCTTCCAGCCGGCATTGCAGAACATGGCGAGAAGCCACCGCTGTTTGGTAGTTGTTGATGGCATTTCGCAGTTTTTCATGTTCGTTCACGTTTGATCCCTTACTGTTTAGTTAGATATCGGACCGCAGAGATGCCACATCAAGGTCTGTGACCCACATTCCCTTACCTACATCCCAGCGTTGCTTTGCTTCAGTGCGTTTGCCGTAGAACGCCCACGCACCATGGGTGGCAATACCTGCCATTTGTGCCGGGTCTAGCTGCCTTGCTTCATTATCGTTGGGGTCAGAAGACATTTTATAGCTCCTGAAATAACGGTGTGTTACGAGCAAGACCCAATTCACTGCCCGTGGTTACACCCTTATTTTAGTCTTTTACTACTGGGTGGCGTCCGTGCAGCACTGTCTGTTTTGCTCGCTCTTGACGTTCTTTTGCAATACAACTAGCCATTACCAGTTTCGCCATATCTAGTGAAAGTTGTAGTGGATCGTTTAGACAATCAACGACGGGCACCCATACAGATCGACGCCAAAACGTCCACCAGACAGGTTTTTTGACGTACACAACCCACCACAAATCGTGAAGTTTAATTTTGTATGATGGGTCTTCTTGCTGGTCTGCCTGTGTATTGCAACTCATTTTAGATATCCGATTGTAAAGACGCAATGTTAATTGGGAGTTATACGTTTAGCTTCACGCTTAGCCTCACGTTGGGCACTTTTTTCTTCACATTCCTCAATGAACCAATTGAGAACTTTTTGGGCGTATTCTTCCGTACCAAAGGTGGCCACCGTACCCCACATAGTGTGCATCGGCTTCCAAATCCTTTTCCAGGGCCAGTACCAGCAGCGTTTGAAGCAGTAGGGAACCCAGTATTTTCCAACGGCCCTAACGCAGAATCTAGTTCTATCTCGTGTAGATTCATCTTTCATTCTAACTCTCCAAACAATGTATTAGTTCGGCCAAGACCCAGAGTGGACCCCGTCGCTAGATATTCATCCAACTCGTGGCTACCGCCTTGTGCCAGTATATTCCAGATGCCATAAGGTGTGCGGTAATGGAGGGGAGAACCCATAGTTGAAAATGGATCGTCTCTGTGTTTGGTTGCATTCTCAATCCATTCCCACCAAACACAAAGTTGTTCAAGAGCTGGGTTGAGGAACTCCCGCTTGAATCGCTCCAAATCAGCGGGAGTTACCTCAACCTGCCATCGCATGAAATACCACTCCGGTTCTTCTGCGATGAGTTTGCCCAACCGACCATAGAACGCCTCTGCACTTTCGCCTGCTGGATTTTTCTTGGTTGGCTTAAGACGGCGAATCGAGTGTTTTCCGCCCGCCAATGGTCGCCGCACGACGTTGTAAATAACACCTTTAACGTCGGAGGGTAGCCACTGCCCTTTTCCTATCTGTATTTCCCTACTTCCATGATATGTTGCTCTCCCACTCGTTAAAGCAACCAGATAAAGCATCGTTTGAAGATCGAACTGTAGTTGTCGTTTTATTTGTTCCTCTTTAACGTCGCCTTTTGTCTTGTGTTCGTTGAGGTAAATTCCTGCCCCTCGCCCTTTGCCAACCAAACTTACACCGTCCCATTTGCCGCGCAGTTTTACGGTGCAACCGCTTGGCAACTTATATGGCACGCTAAATGTCTCTTCTTGCAGTAAACACTCTTGGTGTTTGCGGCTCTTGCGCTTGCTCCAGTAATCCAAATATACTGGAAACTGTATTTTACAAACATCGTACCAATGCTGGATTTGTTCCTGCTGGAGAGGGTACTGTTTGCAAAGGTTCTTGGCGTAATCCTTGAGTTCAATGTCCCAAGTAACATTCATGCCTTCTGCCGGTTGGCAAGCGTGGTTTTCCTCGCAGAGGTGCCACATGTTGCCGAATTCGAGGCGGTGGTTAAACTCCGGAGTGGGTTGCAGTCCAGCAACAACCAGCAGTCGGAACCGTTCGCGGCAGACAAGGAATCGGCTCAACAGAGACTGCGTGATGCCGTCTTCTTGTGGTCCTTTCCAAACAGATTTTGGAGGATTGCTTGATTGTAAGCAACGACGGGGGCGCGCTATTTTCTTCTTGGTCTTGGGCATTGTTTCGCTCCTAAAACACGGGGATTATTACTACTCTATGTCAGGTGAGTCAACTTTTTCATATCATCTATACTTTCTTCTTGCACATTGGCCATAATTTGCTCCTTGTGTAGCGAGTAATGGGTACTCACCCATTATAAACTAAAGTTTGGCTGGCTTTGCGTCGGCGTTTCGCTTTCCGGACGTTCTGACGTTTCGCTTCTGCATCATTTCGCGAACGAGAAAACGCAAGGGAAGTCTTTTGGACGTATGCGTTCGCGTGTTGTATACGGTTTCGATCAGTTCCATGTATCCTTCGAGCGATGCCTGTTTTTTCAACAACGCCGCATTAGTCTCAACTCGCTTGATGAATTGATCGACATTAAATTTATCAAGCGTGGCACACCGCGAAAGGGCGTTGACAAACATCGCGTGCCTTGCAAACGGGACATCAAGGTTTTTGCAAGCAATTACCAAGTCGGCTACCTTCTCGGCATATTCCCTGTGGGTGATATTGTAGGTTCCGCACTTGAACGCGGGGTTGTAGTTCCCTGAGCAAGCGATATTGCCGGCCAGAAGTGCTATGCAACCAGACAACGGAATGCCCGTCCTTTTTTGGAAGCCTTCGACTTCGGCATACTGGGGCTCGCCGCATTTACAGAACGAGACCAGGAAGTCGGCCAGCTTCCACGGGTTCACGCCCTTTTCTAATTCGTGGATGGTTGCCGTATCGTCACAGACGACATACTTGACGGGGATGCCCAAATCCTGGGCAACCTCGAACCGATGATGCCCCGCCTTGATCTTCAGCCGCTTGCCGCCGTTGGGGATGCAGTGCATCGGATAGGCGTCGATCCAGCCGTACTTTTTCATGCTCTGCCGCAAGTCTTTGGTCTTGCGAACGTCGCGATTGAACGCGCATAGATCAAATTTAGAGTAGTCTGAGGTTTCCAAGACCTTCGCCATCATTTCACCCTTTGTGTTGCGATCCAGTCTTCAACCATAGCGAAGGCTTTTTCTCGGAACTTATTGGATTTCGGGATGCCCTTTAGTTGGGCAATCGCCACATTCGCTTTATTGACGACGAACTGTTCTGTCCGCCGGTTATCGCCCGCGTGCTTTGGTTCCTCGGCGGGCTCTTCAATTGCGGGCCTCCTGTATCGCCCCCCGCTGAATTTCGCCTTCCCGGCGATTTCCTTTTGGACCTCGGGACGGTCGGAGTACTTCTTGGCGACTTCGGCCGCGCTGCTGACCGACATCTTGCCGGCATCGACGGCCGCCGTCAGTTCGGGCACGCCCTTCGTGAGTACGGTTGCCGCCCGGTCGATAAGTTTCCCCGACACGCCCACCGCCTTGCCTGCAGCGTCGCGGGCGTCACCCCTTCCGGTAAACTTACCGGAAGGGTCATTGCCGTGGGTTTTTCCGAGTTCATCCTGCCGTTCCTTCGCCTGCTTGGCGTAGATGTCCTTGATCCGACCACCAACCATCGACAACTGGGACGGCGTCAAGTGCCGGCGGTGAAGATTTAGCGACACCACGTAGCCCACCGGGTCGTCGGACTCGACTTCGACAATGTCGGGCTCAATGCCCGCCCGCTCGCAAGCCATCGACCGCCGCCGCCCGTCGATGATCTTGCCGTCCAGGGTTTCAATGGGGATCAGCAGACCGTTGGCCTTGATGTCCTTGGCCAGTTCGTCGATATGCTCTTTGTCAAGCGGGAAAATATTTGCCGCTTCATGCCAGTTCATTTTCGTTCCCTTTCAACGGGCAACGGGTAACGAGTAACGAGTAACGGGTAACGGGTAACGGATAAGCAAAGGGTTTTCTTAGGTAGCTTTCTTCTGGCTATCTATTTCCTGATTTTCCACGTCCTCAAACACATGAAACACCAGCGCACCGCCATCCAACTGAAAAGTGTCAATGTATTCCCAGTGTCGGTTTTCACCGGGGTTGTCGTCGAATGAGCGGCCAGTGCCAACAATGCGAAACTTGCGCGGCTCTTCAACGCAGCTAGTATCCACAATCGCCCAAAGACAGGGGTGTGTGCGCTGAACTTGAACCGTGAGAATCTTGGCCCCTTTGGGCAGGAAAATGGTTGCGTCATTACCAATTCCCAAAAAATACTCGTGAATGGTTTTCATTGTTTCGCTCCTAGGCAACGGGTAATTAAGCGGTCAGTAATTACATTATAAGCTATATTTCAAGCTCAAAGCGATGTTCGTAATGCGTGTCGGGGATGTTTGATGGATTGCGGCCTAAAGCAACTGGATAGATAGGCACCGAACCGACGGGGCCAGGTACGTATTTCCCTGTAAGTTCAAACTGCTTCGGGGTTACTCGCATGGAGGAGTGGTGCCAGTTCCAATAAGCATTGAAATTGGAGGCAATTTCTCCCCTGGCCTTTCCTTGGTCAAACCACGACCGGGAAAACCCATTTGAGGTTGGGGGTATCCTTAACTCTAGTTCTGTTTTGGAGGCAAATTCCGTGTGTACCCATGGGTTCATCCACCCATCAATTACCTGCCTACCCCCGTCAATTATTTGGTTGTTGCCGGGATACCGAATCCAACAAAGAATACAACTTCCCAACTTAGGGTCTTTTTCCAAAACAATTTCAGCTACGTCTACTTCCCCGCACAACACCCGACAAGATCGATGTTGGTGGGGAACCCATGTTGGGTCTTGCCAGAGAATAATTAGCTGCTTGAACAGCCGGCAGGACAAAACTTTCTTGCCTCTTAGCCTTCCACCATGAAATAGAGTTTTGTTGCAACTTTGTTCAACATTTTTTGTCTCCTTCCGTGGGAGAAGCAATGATGGAAGGGCCCCAAAGCCTACTAAAAATAAACGGCGGTGCATGATTCAACCCTTAAAGTTAGAGTTCGGAAACGGCGTCGTCTAAAATAACGATTGACCGTTGAATAGCTAGACCTCGCTGCGAAACGTCGGCACGCAAAATTGATGCTGGGTGAATTATTTCACAAAAGCGTAACGGGGTGGAGGACCAGGGCGGCCCGAATTGATCTTGGTCAACAATGTGCTTAGCGGCTAATCGCCCCACCAGGACAATCAATTGAGGCTTGCACATCCGAACAAACTCTCTGAGCCGTGGTATACACGCTTCAATTGCCTCTTTTGGTGGTTCGTGCGTCCCCTCTTCCTTAGCGTCGCGGGGAAAACAGGCGACGAGATTCGTGAGCGCATAATTGTGTTGGCCGTCAATTGCTTGATCTATAATGCGATCCAACAACTTACCGGCCGGCCCAACAAATGGCTTTCCGAGCACGTCTTCGCTCTGGCCCGGAGCCTCACCAATGAAGAGGATTGGCGAAGGCACCATACCTCTTGCCAACACAACATGATTGCGCTGGCTACACAACTCGCATTTGTTGCATTCAGTCCAACGATTGCGATGCTCTTGATATAAAGTGGTCATAATTGGCCGTTGTGCTTTCTATAGCAATATTCTGTGATTAACAAGGCATCGGCAGTTTTCAGTGTAACATCCACCGAAGGAAACAATTGTTGTGCTTTGGATTTAAGGCGGTTTTTGAATTGTGTTTTTGATTCTACGAATTCTTTCTTTCGTTTCTTACGCGGCGGTATGCCCATCGCTTTTTGCCAGTCTTGCGGTCGCACTTCTTGAAATGGAATGCGGGCAGCAATCAGAGCCATACGCAGTCCGCCGTACCCCCAGCCAAACCTAAATGCAGCGCGAACTGCGTTTTGTGGCATGGCGTGGACCGACTCGATCATCGCAACTATGGCTGTGTGTTTACTACTTAGTGCCGCAAACCAATCGCAAATATCCCGCTCGGTTGCCGGCATTGGCGTTGCCTCAACGATTCGAGTGGCCGGCAACTCCGTGAGCCACGCTAATCCACCACTTATTCCTGGATCAACACCGACGTACACAATGCTGGGGGCGCGTTTGCGGGGGCGTAATTTTGGCATGGCTATCCTCGGCTATTTAGTGTTGCGAAACAATCAGTGTTCCTTCGGCGATTAAAACACTAACGCGGACACCACGCGCAGAAGCGGCATTGCGAACCATCACGCTCATGGAGTGGGGTTGGCAATGGTAGTGTACGCCGCGTACAAGCCGAAATCGGTTGTGGCGGAACCATCGGTCCCAAGGATAGATGCATTTGCGGCCCATCGCATGTCGCTCCTCGCGTTATAGTTTATAGTCTTTAAGTGAGTGTAGCACGGGCGTCCTTTTTGCCCCTCTATTTGTAGACCAGGTAAATTACACTGACCCCCTTCTGATACTCCCCACTTGTGTGGATCAATGTGTGCAGCTTAGCTGTCACCAGCGGCCGCATCTTTCCCGGAGGCAATGCGTCGAACACTACCTGGGAACTTGCAAGCTCTGATTCCGGTATTTCTTGCAGCCATTCGAGTAGCTCTTTCCCTGTCATGCTCACACCCCTATCCTTCGGTTCCATGATTTGCCTGAATAGCCTCTGGGTATAGTATAGCTGTTTTGCAGTGTGGCAAACCGTAACCGGCTTTGCGGCGCGTAACCCACTTTACGTGCGCCGAAAATAGAGTATAATGGCCTACGCGGGGGTGCGCTTACGTACTATTACGTAGTAATAGGTAGTAAGGGGGAATGACAGAAACACGGGAAAACACGAGATAAGCCCCTTTTGTAATATTGGGGTTTACTTTTTGGGGCGATTGTATTATAAATATAAATACTCGACCGACACCGTTCGATTTAAGCCACGTTCCCCCAAGGAGAAAGCGATGGTTAAAGTTGTTCATGTTCCCGACAGTGTACAGAGATATTGTTCTAACGACGAGTTGAGCGGATGGGAGGGCGGCATTCAATGGTCGCCCAGTGAGCCACCACCCGTTCACAAGCGGCGGAAACGCAAGTCTTGCAAGACCGTCACTACTCTCTCCCTCCCACCGCGTCCGCAATCCAATTGCCCAGACATAGGAGTTCCTATCGACGTAACAGATACGTTTTAGCTTTAGTTTATTCTTTTGTTTTACCAACCGATCCTAATAAAGGAAAATGCGCAATGCCACTCCCTAAGAAGAAAGTTTGTTCACCCAAGCCTAAAGCGAAACCAAGAGCGAAAGCAAAAGCAAAAGCAAAACCAAAAGCAAAAGCAAAACCAAAAGCAAAAGCAAAAGCAAAACCAAAAGCGAAATCCGCAAAAGACCAAGCATCCGGTCGGGAAGTACAACATGGTAAGCCCACTGCCAAACTCTGTTGCGGCAACGATGCAATAACTGCTAACCAAGCTCGTGACCTACTCGGCTGGGAGGTGGAAACCGAGCAAGTTAAGTTTGGCAACAACTATTTTATCAAAGATAGTGCCGGCACCAAGATTCGCTGCTACAACAATGTAACAAACCGTCCCATCTACTCGCAGGTGTACCTTACTCTCAAACAAGAACACCTGCGCAAGCGATGGCGACTCAACGGTGAACCAATCATTGTGGGATGCACTGGTTTAATCTTGAACGGCCAACACCAACTCGTCTCGTTAATCCTAGCCGCTCAAGAGTGGAAAGATCACCGCGATCGATGGTCGGATTGGCCCCAAGAGCCCACCATGGAAAAGGTTGTGATATTTGGTGTGCCCGAAACCGACGACGTAGTTAATACCATGGACACTTGCAAGCCACGTTCGTTATCCGACGTGCTATACCGCAGCCAATTTTTTGCGAACACCACGGCCGGTGACCGACGCAAACTATCGCGTGTGTGTGACTACGCCATCCGCTTGTTGTGGCACCGCACAGGAGCCAATACAAATGCGTTTGCTCCACGTCGCACGCATGCCGAGAGTTTAGATTTTCTTACTCAGCATCCCAAGTTGCTCGAATGTGTGAAGCACATACACGAAGAAGACGATGGACCGAGCCGAAAAATAACTAAGTACATTTCACCTGGATACGCTTCTGGCTTGCTCTATCTAATGGGTTGCAACACCACGGACCCGGCCCAATACATAGTTGCCGATTCCACCAACGAGCAAAACCTGGACTGGGCACAGTGGAATGGTGCCTGTGATTTTTGGGTAATGCTGGCTAGCGGTGCAGACGAGTTGCGGCCGGTCCGCACAGCCCTCGGCAAAATACTGGATGACGGTGGCGGCTCAGTTGCCGAACGCTGCGCCTTAATTGTCAAGGCGTGGATGTTGTATGCTACCAACAAGCCGGTAACCGATGAGTTAATCACACTGACCTATCACATAGATGGCGACGACGTGCGAACGCTGGCCGAGTGTCCTACCGTCGGCGGCATTGACATCGGCAATTCAGCCGAGGCTGATGAATTGCAAATCCAGGCCGTAGACCCATCAAAGGACGAAATCAAACAACGATCAGCCAAAGTCCGCAAGCAACTCGGCGGGAATCGCAAAGGTAAACGTCGTGGTAAAAAGTGGGCCAAGGGCGACACGGCGTGGGTCGTCGAAGAAGATGATGGCACCGAACCGTATTTCGCCACGTTGGATTGTGACCCGTACGAAACGGTTTCCGGCCTAGAGGTTACAGTCGTGGATGCCGATGATGCTACTTGGGCTGTATCGTTGGATCGGCTACATTTAGCTAGGCCAAAATCGATGTGATTCAACCGTAACGTGTTGGATTTTGGCGGTCCCCAAAATAAATCCAAAAACCGTAAACTCATATCCAGCAAGGGTTTGCAACTCAATCCGTGAAATTCGTTCAGATTTGCACTAGCTTTATAGCCGGGGGAGCCTATAATAACTGTAGATGAGGGAAACAATGAGAACCCAAACCAAAGAGAGAACGATGAACGCCCAGAGATGCCTAAGCGATGCGATCGACCGCAGCCGACTACTCAGTGAGATTGCCAATGCAACATTCGCCGGCGACCAGGCCGCAATGCTCGCCGAATTACGTGCCATGTATGACGGCAACATCGACTCAGTCAAAATCGACGACAGCCGAGTAGATGTGTGGGGCTGGACCGACGACATGCCCGAGGGCACTATGGATTGGCGACTGACTGTGACGATTGGTAAGACTAGCCGCCCCGGCCGCCGCCGCCGAGGATAGGACCGATGATTCTGCGTAAATATGCGTGTCGTAATTGCGGGCACGAAGAAATAATTGATTCCCCGCTCTACGTGCCGCGCGAACATCGACGCAAGGGTCGCACGCCACCCCTACCAGATACACCACGATGTAGCCAGTGCGGGGGGATGCTGGACCTGTGCCCCGACCAACCGCGACCCCGACCAGCATAGCCGCCCCGGCCCCCACCGAAACCTTAACCAAGGAGACACGACGATGAAAACCAAAAGCCTAGTATGTCACCGCCTCGGTGATCAGAAAAGAGATTGCCATGTCCATGTAGGGCAAGTCATGCAGGGGCCGGATGGACACATGATTGTGACTCGTGTTGACGATCCCATTTTCACCGACCAGGGCCAAAAGCCTTGGTCGCAAGAATTCGAGCTTCGGCCCTGCACCCCCGAGGAAACCGAAAAAGCGAAGCGCGATTTGAGAATCGCCCAACTCAAGCACGAGCAGAAAATGTTGCTTGGTCCGCTGGACGACGAACGAGCAAGGCCCCAGCGTGAGGCTCGCAAGACGGCAATCGCTGCCGAACTGACCGCACTGGTCGATGACATCGTGGAGTAGCCGCCCCGGCCCCTAACCATTTACCGAGGAGAAGAACGATGAACGAGCCAAATAATGTCTGTGTTCTGAAGCGTGAGAAACCGGACGGCGACGGGATCAAAATTATGTACTGTGTCGTCACCCGCTACAATTTTTCACCTAAACCTCTTGGCGGCCAGCATCCAGACGCCACACTGCTGGAGTGTGCGACACTCGAACAGGCCGTTGCCGAAGCTATCGCGGTGGAGCATTCCAACCACCAGCTTACCGCGTGCTGTTCCTGTAGTTTGGCGAGGCGGCCAGAGTGTGCAAACTTGGCAATGTGAAGTCCGGAGTCAGTATCGACCTAAGCCGCCCCGGCCCCGCGACGCTCCGGACCGCAGCAAGAGAGAAGAAAGGATAAATTATGTTTGGACACGATTCCTTGCCTAGCTGTATTTATTCCTACGGGGCGAAAGCCCCTACGATCAACGCTGAGCTGGTGAACGCACAGATGAGCGCGGCCCACAAATACGGCAACAAGCTCGTGGAAATCGAGCTACAGCGGCGTGAGGCGACCAACGCCCTCGTCCGGCGGCTATCGCCCGACCTGGAGGCGGCCGAGCAGGCCGTGGCCGATCTCGACCAGCGGATCAAGGCGGTTCAAGCCGCGATTCGCCTGACCAACCAGTCGGCGCGCAAGAAGGGCAAGGGTACGCCAGAGCAACGCGCCGAAATCAAAGAGCTACGGACGAAGCGCAAAGAGGCCGCCGGCCGCCGCAAGGAAGCCAAGGCCCTGGCCTACGAATCGCTCGAAGCCAAGGCGGAACTGGGGACGATCAACCAGGCCACCGGGCAGACCATGCGCGACGCCCGCGCGGAGTCGGAAATATATTGGGGTACTTACCTACAGGTGGAGCAAGCGGCGGGCAAGAATCGTAGCGGCCCGCCCCCACGCTTTCGCCGCTGGACGGGCGACGGCAAGTTAGCCGTCCAGATTCAGGGAGGCATGACCGCTGAAGACGCGTTCGCCGGTAAGGATAAGCGATTCATCCTGGAGGGCGATAGCAAGTACGCGCAGGCGTGGATTCGCATCGGTAGCGAGGGCCGCCAGCCAGTCTGGGCAGTGGTCCCGGTGCTCATGCACAGGCCGATCCCCGATGATTGCCTAATCAAGTGGGTGTACCTGATTCGTCGTCGGGTCGAGGCTCATCATAAATGGCAGCTGTGTCTGGTACTGTCCCGTGCGGGCGGCTGGCAGAAGCCGGATCTGGCCCGCAGTGGAAACGTCGGGATCGACTTCGGCTGGCGGTTGCTGGACCACGGCCTGCGCGTGGCCTATTGGGCGGGCGATGACGGTCAGAGCGGCGAACTGGTATTGCCGATCCGCGACGTGGGGCGATGGCAAAAGGCCGATGATCTGCAATCCATACGCGACGAACGATTCAATCTTGCGTTGACATCGTTTCGCGAGTGGCTGCGAGCGCATGAGCTACCCGACTGGCTGGCCGAACGGACGAAGAGCGTCGGGCAATGGCGGGCCCAGGCCCGGCTGGCCGCCCTGGTGATCCACTGGCGCGGCGAACGATTCGCGGGCGACGAAGAGATATTCGCGCAGATCGAGGCATGGCGAAAGAAGGACAAGCACCTGTGGACGTGGGAGGTAAACCAGCGACGGAAGGCGGTTGCATGGCGAGTGGACTTGTACCGCAACTTCGCGGCTACGCTTTCCCGCCAGTATCGCGTGGCCCACATCGAGAACACCAAGTGGTCGGACATGGCAAAGCGGCCGACTGCCGAGATGGAGGACGATGGCAACAAGGCGTCACGCCGCTACCGGCAGATAGCAGCACCCGGCCGGCTGGGCAAGTTGATTCGGGAACGGTTCGCCGAGGTGGTCAAGGAAGAGGCAGCGTACACTACGCAACGGTGTCATGCGTGCGGCGAATTGGCGCAATTCGACGCGGCCACGCACCTCTGGACGAAATGCCGCCACTGCGGCGCGGAGTGGGATCAGGATTATAATGCGGCGATGAATCTGCTTGCGAGCGGTCCGGTGGCGCAGAAAACCCCCTGACCTCTCGACCGTTACGGGATAAGGACTTACGGTAATTTTGCCGGGTGAAGCGATAATGGATACCTCGACTGCCACCAACCTCTCGCAAAGCACGCCGCAACGTAGGCGGCGGCAAGGGGTTAGAGTGCCAGCCGTCACAATGCCTGCGAAAGGGCTTCGTACTTTCGACTACGAGACCCCTAGGCCACTAGGCCACTTGCCCTGCTTCAGTCACAATGCCTGCGAAAG